CGTGTGGCACTCCAGGTAGCACCGGAACAATACGTGCCTGCAAATATCTGTAAATGCGATTCTTGCAGACTATACACCTGACTCGAAATCAGGCATAGTCGTAAGGCTATCGGGGGTTCGAATCCCTACCTCTCCGCCAGACATTTAGAATCAATAACTTACAGATAGGGGTACGATAAGGGATACGACTTTTGCTATACTCGCTGCACTATGAGTACGAAAGTCAATCTCACCAAGAAGGTCGTCATCGGCACAGGCAAACGGTTCTGCCCTGTGATGTTCTCTGACAACGGAAGAGTCAAGCCAGACTGGGTAATCGTCGGCAACAAGCCAGAGCGCCATCCTGAAGGAAACTACTACATCGACTGGACAGAAGCTGGCCGTCGTCGTCGTGCATCCGTGGGTAAGAGTGCATCCAGTGCGCTGGCCAAACAACTCCGCAAGGAGACTGAACTCAAGGCCACTGCCCAAGGGATCACGATCACAGTCGAGGACGAGAGCAAGCGCCGTGGGCTGGGTGCAACCATTGATGTCTACCTCGATGAAATCAAGATGACGAGGAAGCCGAGGACATACAACGCGTATTCCAATGCCCTGCTCTACTTCCAGCAGTCCTGCAAAAAGACAAACATCGAAGACGTAGATCGAGTGGACATGGTCAACTATAAGGCCTTCCTTCGTGATGAGAAGGGGCAAGCTCCACGATCCTGCTACAACAAGTTCGAATGTGTCATGACGTTTCTGAAGGCACAAGACATTCGGAAGCTTGTACGGAAGGAAGACTGGCCACGGTATGTCGAAGAAGAGCCAGAAGTGTACGAGCGCGAAGACCTCGATGTGTTCTTCAAAGCATGTGACGAAAATGAGCGGCTTATCTTTGAGTTCTTCTGGATGACTGGCATGCGAGAACAAGAGGTCATGCATTGCGGATGGCGTGACATCAACTTCAAACACAAGACAGTGACCATGCGTTGGAAGCCTGAGTGGGGATGGACACCAAAGATGTACAAGGAACGTGAAATACCGATTCCATCCAAGCTCCTCGACAAGCTTGCCAACGCACAGCCAGCGGACGCGAAGAAAAACACGCTGCTGTTCCCAACGGATGATGGCAAACCCAACGGACATTTTCATCGGATGTGTAAGCTCGTCGCGAAACGTGCTGGTCTCGATCCTGACGAATGGTGGCTGCACAAGTTCAGAGCAACCTTCGCGACATCTCATTTACAGAATGGTGTCGATCTCAAGACTGTGCAGAGGTGGCTCGGTCATACTGACCTTGAATCTACTTTGAGATACCTACGTGCTGCGCGTGGTGAGGCCGTGCACGACAAGGTCAACGCAACGTTTGCTTGATCACTGGCCATCCAACCACAGGACGAGTGCCTTGGGATCAAACCTCACACTCGTGCCGATTCGAAACGACGGAAGGTCACCACGTTTTGCTTGCTTGTAGATTGTGTCCGTCGTCAACTTCACAATGGGGCTGAGATCATCTGCCGTCAGCGCGGCCCCATTGAATGCCAATATACGATCTCTAATTCCAAATATCTTTTCTAAACTCATCGTTCTCCTTTATCTATTCGGGTTCTGCAATCACCAGTGCAGCCAGGTCGTTCACTGCCACAGGGACAGCGACACGACGACGTCGGCGCAATAGGGACAGCGCAAATTCGCGGGGTAGTTGTACAGCGGTTTCCAGTGGCAGGTTGCCAACAGACTCCACCAGTCGGATCTGCAGTGGTGGCAGTCCAAGGGCTGATTCTTTGTCGAAACAGGACATGATTTCTCCAGACAAAAATAATGACCACCTCCGCTGGTTGGCAGAGGTGGCCAGAATTGTTTTCAATCGTTGATTAGCTTGCTGCTTGACGGAGTTTGACAATTGGTGACACACCAGTCGGTGCCAATGAACAACCACCGATTCTGCTGTATAAGAAAAAACCGACCAGAAGCTGATCAGCGAACCTCTCATTGAGGCGAAGCAAACTGGGTTCGCCGTCAGTCCTCAACATGTAGCTCTTATCCAAATCACCAAACAAAATCGGGGTCGCATTGGCCGTCCCCATGTTTGGCATCGCCTGATTCAGCACGATGGGAAATCCCATGATCGATTGGAACGGGGCCGAGTTGCTTGGATCGTTCAGAAAATATGGCTTTCCAAAACCGTCTTTCAAACCGATGAGATAAGAACGCGTCGCTGAGTTCATCACCCACGATGGGGTAATCGTGTATGCGGAATCGAGCGCGCTGAAAAGAGCAGTCAGATCGTTCCAACCGATACCAGCCGCAAGGTTCGCGCTCACTGCAGCAACACTGGTCGCCATCGAGAGCAGCCCTCCATTCGCCTGATTAGGCAACGTGGTGCCTGCAGAATCTTTGCCAGTCGTGATCGCAGTCTCGATTCCACGGCCATATCGAGAACCGAAGTTCTGACGCAGCCAAGTGTCCAGATCGAAAGACGAATCTTCCAGTTCTTGGAACGACACCTTTACGAGACCACCAGTGACGGTGTCCACTCCGAGCAACTGACTCTGAAACGCGGGATCAGTTTCGACAGGGCCGCTAGTGCCTTCAGTTCCCAGAAGGACAAGACCGTTTGCCGTATCGTTGCTCATCGCGATTTTCATCGGACTGCCATTGTTGTTCGTGATCTTTTGGCGAACCTTCGTACCGATAGGGCCGTAGTACTTGAGTGCCTCGACGAGGGTGCCGTAGAACTCCTGAGGGATGAGAGCGCCTCCGGTCACGTCTGAAGTCGTCAACAGACTTCGATATTCATCACGAATTTGCCCAGTTTTTGCATAGCTCCGAAACGCATCATTGACCCGACTTCTGGTCTCATCAGCAGAGTTGCCACCGATGGTGCCAGGTCGAGCACTGCGCTGGAACGAACGACTCTCTGCATCAAAACTCGCCATCGACTCAGCACGAGCGATATCGGCTTCGACGATCTCAACTTCTTTACTCATCTTGTCGAATGCAGAACGACTCTCCTGAGTCCAAGGCTTCCCAGCAAGTGCGCTCATGTCCGTCAACATCTTGTTACGCTGAAACTTCAGATCTTTAATTTCCATTTGTAGTGAAATACTTTCTTCCCGTTCGGGATTGGTTATGGGTTTTGTCTGTACAAACAAGAAGGGCCACTCCGCGAAGGAGCAGCCCTTTTGAATAAGCCGGATTGGTTTTTCTCGTGCTTACTTCAAATTCATTTAGTTAATTCATGCGATGAGCGCATAACTTTTTTACGCGAAGTCGATCGCTTCGCTGGTCATCCTGCATTGGGCAGTTTTCACATTCGGAGTCATCACAGTCTGTGTTGTTACACAGGTCGCAGTCTCCATCGCGGCAAAACTCACAGGGGCATTGACAGTCGTTCCCTGCCTCTCCGTCTTCGTCGTCTTCGTCGTCGAATGACCGCAGCTTTGATTTCAACGCTGCGGGACAACTGCGGATGCTCACCACGCTTGCGTCTTTATAGGCCGGAAATGACGTCGGAGAAATCTCGAATAGGTCGATATCTAAAAGCGTTCGAATCGGCTTACCGTCTGGTCCTACTTGCCAATCATCCTTCTTGCAGGCAAACCCAAACGACACTCCAGAAAGATTTCCGATGCGGACGTTCTCCGCGCAATCGTCACCGACTACTGTCTTAGGCAATGTGCAGGTGAAGGCCAGCCCCTTTGCATCAACACGCAGTTCCAAAGTTTGTGCCGATGTTCGACCCAAGAGAAGTTCTTGTTTGTGATCGCGCAAGATCAACACATCGGGTGACTCTCTCAAAGTGCGGTCAAGCATGTGCGATGAGCAGACTTCAACGAAATCTCCTAGATCGGCAGGGGAGTTGAACAAGATTGCATACCCACCGATTTTCTTGCTACCGTCAGCCGTGGTGCGGACAGTCATGGGCTGTACGGATTTGAAGGTGCGTAACTCCTTCTTGGGAGTCGTGGTTTGTTTAGTCGTCATTCCTTCATCCTTCTGAGATGTTGTGCATCGGGAAAGAACAACGCGTCATCATCATCTGAGTCGTTCTCTGCCTCTGGGTTCGTGTCTGCGTCTGGGTTGGCTTGTGCGGTCTCCAGCTTCATGCGTGATGTTGGATCGAAACCAAATCGGGCTGCGCTTGCCAGCATCGAGCGTTGGGCATCGAGCGCGATTTGCAGACTTGGGTTCTTTGCGGGTCGAATCGATTCACCAGTACGCGTCGTCGATTTCACCATGAGTACTGGGCCATGCTTGGCGAGGTGTTCAAGGGCTGCTCTCCATGCACTGTAGCTTTCGCAGTAAGCGGCGAGAATCATCGTGTCAGATTCCTGCAAGACTTCTGCAGCGATGAGCATCGGTGCGACCCTGTCCCACTCCTGACGACCCCATTTGGATAGAAACCTTGGTCGATCTGCGCCAGGTGGATACTGTATTCGTGCTTTGCCAGCATGCCTGTCAGGTCGATACGTACCTTGCAATCTATGCATTTCTACTGACTTCTTCTTCATTCTTCCTCTATGTATTTCTGATTTTTTGGCGCATGGGACTGCCGGAATAAGAATCGAAATGGGCGGCGGTCCCAAAGCAACAAAAAGTTGTGATGATTTCACCCCCATATCCCCTCTGCGTAACGTTTGTAACGTTCCAAGGGTTGTGACCAAGGGTTGTCATCAAGGGCAGCAGTCAAGGCCACAGACGAGCACCAGACGCGATGCATCACAATCTGTCGCCTGACTGCTGCTGTCATGCGTGTAGTCGATGGGACACGCACACTTGTAAAGAGGGTGGGTGCGGCACTTGAGCTATCCGCACCCGTTTTTGCTGTAGATCTGCCGATGAAAGAAGCAGACGATGAGCAGCAAAGTCAAACTTGAAACTTGAGGGAGCAGGATAAGCGCATCTGCTCCCTGTGCCCTGATCAACTGGAGAACAAATGTTGATCAGGGGATGCAGCCCAGTTGACCGTGTCGAGACCATAGACAACGACCCAATATGGCGGCTGCAAAAAACTTGTGGAAGGAAAGAACTGGCAGGATGCCAACGACTGCACCAGTGGATGCATGAACCATGTCATGCTGTGTCTGCAATGCAGTGGTGACGTCCTGCCTTGATTGGCCGAGGTGAGTGGACACTAGAGGACGACGGATACAGAAGTCGGCCTGAGTATCTGGGGGATGTCCTCTATCTGTTTGGGATCGTGGACATGTTGGTTGACCCAGTGGGCAACAACCATCACATCAGTTGCCTCCTGTGGTTCTGCATACTCGTACTCGATTGTGAAGCGGCTGATCTGATACAGCAGCATGCCGAGGAAGTTACGACCAGCACGAAGCGTGGGCACATCCCCTGTCTCCTGCCCTGTGGCCAGATGTTGCATCGCTGCAATAAAGTTCTTGTCTGTGCATCTGACGATGAGCCTTGGTTTCTTCAAGCGTCGTCGTTCTGCCAATAGACGAGTGATGTCACGAGCGGGGATATCGCGCAATGCCACTGTGAGCGCAACGACCAACAACGTGTGCTGACTCGCCACTGTTTGAAGCTGGCCACCACAGCGGAAGGTCTTGCAACCGCGCAAAAGTGTGCTCTGGCCCCACGTCCCGCGTCTCGTGTGAGCCGCGAGTAGGACGAGTCCTTCTACCTCTCTGAAATCAAGCTGCCTCATCATGCTCTGCCCCCTGACTCGGTGTGGCTGATGTGGCGACGTGGCTGGTACATCCTGTGCAACCAAGCCAATCACGGATGAATAGACGAATGTTCTGCAACAACTGCGCGAGTACTACCAAATTCTCATTGCTCAAGATATCTGCTCCTAAATGTGAAGTTGTAAATACGTGGTGGGTGTGCTGCGTGTGATGCCTCTAGATCGCACAGAATTGACCTGTGCGGGGCCGATGGCAGATTGTGGTCACGATGTGCCAGACTGCCCTTCGCGACAGCTAGAATATTTTGCTGCAGAGTTTGCAGATGGTAGATGTTCGGGATTGATGTGTAGATGTGGGGATCGTCATTGATTACAGCCAAGGGCTGCGCCCACAAATAAACCACAAGGTCATGGTGCTACAGAGTGGGGATAGTCATGGTCAATGCCCTTGGTAGCTGCCAGCGATACTCCAGCCAATAAACCACCAATCAACCAATGACAATTACAACCACAACACCAGAGAAAACATCAACGACAATACCAGCCAAATACCAGAGTGGTAGAACATCTCTACTAGACAGCATGTTAACAATGGTGAGCCGTACCTGAAAGGTGCTTGGATACAGGCAATTCAGGAACGGGGTACCGACACCTT